GTTTTACGTAAATTAGAAAAGATATGCGGTTAACTTTAGTCAAAATTTACGAAAACTACTCGAGAATCGATAAAGGTACACTGATTTCATGGATCTAACGCATCAAGAGCTCATGTGGATAGGATAAGGATCAACATAATGGTTTGGTCAAAAATTAGGAGAATATAAGGCTCATTCAAAGTTACTAAAAGATATATATCGTACAGATTTTAAAAACATGAAACCTCATGATGTAGTCTAATTTCTTTCTCAAGGATAAGATGAATTTATTCAAGGGTACGATATCTTGATCAAATCTGGAATGAAGAGGGATGTTAAGCTTTTTATGGCATATGTTGAACATTACACACAGTTATGTTATTAACGAGGTATATAAATCCTAAGTGAGAAAGATTAGCACTCAGGCAATAAGAATTGTTTCTTATGTTATGTTAGAAGATCTGAAGGTTTAGAGCTAACCCCCGGTTTATCATTTAGAGATAAACTGCAGGGAGCCCACGTAAAAATAATATAGGGTAATTCAATCACTTATCGGATAAACCAGGATCTTGGAGTAAAATAAGACCTCACGAAATAGCTTTATTAGCAAGCTGAAAATTTTTGCTTATAACATTAAGTTGACTTCAAAGGGTGTCATGTCTTTAAAGTAGTTAAAGCTTAACAGAATGCATAAACCGCTACCGCAAAAGCCATATTCCACCAAGAGTTCTAAACTACAAGGACTATGCCGATCGTCTTATTTGATAGTAGCTTACATAATTAATTCCGTAAATCCTATGAAAATGTTTAAATGCTTTGGAGAGATTATATGGATAGTATAGATTGTTATGAAGCTTATGATGCACAAGCTTTTCAAAGTGTACATATCAATCGAGTTACCAAGAAAACTATCAAAGTTGTTGACGCTCCTTGTGGATGTGGGACTTACAGAGAAACAACAAAAGTCAACTATCATCTCAACAAATTGGGAATTCCTGCTTGTCAAAGATGCGTTACATAAATTCATATCTAACACGCTATGAGCCAGAGGGTTTTCACGGGAGGACTCTTAACACTACTCCACGATCTTTGGTTAATATTTGTAAAAGGAGGACCCTAAAATGAGCAACAAACTAAAACTAGAATGGCCACTCGAATTAAGATTTTTATGGAAAGAAATCAGGACAGACAAGTCCTTCGGAGACTAATTCACACCATGGGACCCGAAGCTCTAGACTTGCATCTTGCTTTTAATGAATAAGGTCACCGAGATCAACAAGCTAATATATTCCATAAATTAAGCATTATGTTTGGTTTTATCTTGCAATTCTTCTATTAACTCTTTAGAAAATCATTCAAATATAGCTAATATGTTTCATCTGACAACGTCCCTGTTAATGACATAATGAGAGAAGCTAGTTATGGTCCAGCCAATCTTACCGAAAGAGGTTTATATGTCATGGTTACTCCAATATTCAAGGATGATACATAGATGATTGGTCAACAGAGACACGCTAATTTCAGTCGTTTGCCTAAAGCGTCAAAATTCCCAGCTCAGTTAATCTAAGTTCAAATGGAGGGGTAAACCGTGAGATATTAAACCAACTCATCTGGACATTAATTCGCAAGGTAAATGAGGAACCGAGCCACAGCTGACACATTAACATCAGGGAATCGCGCCCCAGCTTTTATATCTTTAGGATCCAGGAAATAATGTCATACAGAAGCGGCCGTGCTTATGATATCCTAAGATTACAGGAACAACTTTGTATCATGCAATTACCGAAGTAAGGGAATTTACGCAAGATTAAGGCTCGAATAAGTAGATAGAATGTATGAAACAACCAAACAATGGGTAGCAGATTAAAGACCAGAATTTTTATATGCCCGAGATAGTATTCATGATCCTCGAACGTTTTAAGCGGCATTAAGATATTTTAAGAAGTTGACACATGTGAAAACTTTTTACTGGCTAACACATATCCCTTTAGGCACTCAACAGGTTGCAGGATCATGTCAAGAATCTGGATATAGTCTGAAACCAACTGAAATAGAGAATTGGCTTCATTTCACCCAAAGTATGGGAGGCGAACAAATCCACAATTAAATCCTCCCAAATCACAGATAAATAATCAAAATATGCTGTATGCATCAATTATCCGTCACATTCTAAATAACTGGGGCTTACACTCATGTTTTATACGGGAGAGTCATTATACAAAAGACACATAGCTCAAGTTACACAAGGCCAAGATAAATACTTAATGAATGCGGAAATTATGTTTACAATGTGTCAACAGGAGCATGTATCAAAAAACCTAATGCCTTAACTTAATCATTAATAAGCCAAAAATCATCAAAATACGCTTTACAATCCACATATAGTTCAGGAAATTCTCTGCATAAAGTTGTTGATATACCAAGTCAATAAATTATACCTCTTGTTAAAGACCCTAGTTGGATAGCATCCATTCTTATAAAGATGCATGAGAAATAAAATGAAATAGCAGAGAAAATTATAAATAAAGCGTAAGATTACTTCAAGACAGCCAAAGAGAGTATAGAAAATGTAAATTAAGATGATAGGACTTTCATTCAAAAAGCTGGTCTCTTCATATCTAAGAAATGTATTAGACTATGTGAATTAAAAAGGAGGGATTTGGGCATTTAAGATCATGATTACTGGATATAAAGAGACAGATATGATTATGATAACTACCTAGAATATGCAATCAGATATAATCGATACACTATATCAGGTTTAGGTAGGGTTTTAGCTGCCTACTTAAAAGGAAGAAGACGTATT